GCCTATAATCCCATCGTTATATCTATCAAGCTCCCCTACTGTTCTTTTAAACTTTATGCTTAGGGGATTATTTGGACAATCGATGTCAAAGACATAGGTATATCCTCTAAATAGCGTCACCTGTGGGTTGTTTTCATTTTCTAATTGGGAAAACGCAAAAGAAAAATTATCGCCGTTGTCTACTTCCTTTACATTAAATGAGCTTTCTACACTTTGTTGAAAACCAGAAATTTCTATAGGTGTTGGTCCGGTTGGCAACCAATAATAGTTTCTATAATTTGTAAATTTGTCCCAGTCGATGTGCGGATTCCAAGAGTAAAATTCTTGTCGATTTAATTTTTCATGGTTATCTACTATACCGTTTGAGGTTTCTATGTGATTAATATAATCAATATAATCTTTAAAAAAATTAATATTACCAAGGTAATCTTGTATAATTGCTGCCGGTTCTAATTGATAATTTTGTCTATTTTGGTCAGTAGCTTTTAGAAAAATATCATTCTTACTAACAGCCTTAGCATTTTGTCTTCCAATATACCCATTTAATTTTTTAACGGTGCCGGGCTGAGTTAACTGGTCTAGGCTTGCTTGTAGAAATTTCTGATTACTACTTGTTCTATAAATTCTAGGTAAAAGACTAGCCGTAGTTCTTTTAGAATTTTTTGATGTAGGTAATCCAAATTCGTTTTGATCATTTGTTGCCATTAATAACTCCCAGAGGAAATATTCTGACTACCGGTCGAAGTTCCGGTGGTATTGATTGCCCCTGCACTCTTAATTATACTCGCTGTTACACCGGTTATAATTTCAATATCTGCAACTGTGGCGCCATTAATAAAAATTTGATCCTTCTCTGATCTAATTTCAAATAAACTTCCAAAATTCAAAGTTCCGTCTTTGGGCACAATTAAAAAATTGACTATATTTGGTGTGAGCCTATTCATTACATAAGCAGATAATTCACTAAAATAGAAACTATCTCCAAAGTCCCAATTTTCTAAACTAAAGAACTCATTTATTGCACTGAGTACTCTAGTTTTAATGTCATTGTCACTAATAACTATATTAGTATTTTTTTCAACTTTAAAAGTGGCTTGAACACCAATGTCTGCATTTTCGCCAAACAGAATCTTATATTTTACTGGATGATAAATTATTTCATCGCTAATGGATTTGATCTTACTTAGACTAATATTCATTAAATTATATAGGTAATCCGTACTAGGCGGCAATGGTTCATTTTTAATAGTACCAACTAACCATTGTCTGTATAATTTGTCGTATTGCTTTGTTAACACATAGATGTCTACAATGTTTGTTACTCCGGGATCAATCCTTGATTCGTAATCAGCATTATGAGTATATTGAAATTTAATATTCCTTCTGCCTACAAATACTTTGTAGTCTAAACTTGCTGTTAGAGTAGACGCTGTTCTATCATAGTAAACAACTGAATCAGTATCTATAAAATAATAATATGAAATACCGGTTACAGCAGAAAAATTACTTTGTTTTTCTTGTATACTAATATAACTTTCCGGATTTACTAAAAGGCGATAATCTTCTTGTCCAACTAAAACTTCATATTTTTCAAGAACGACATACCTATCAAATAGATCTATAAGAGAATTATTAGGAGCAACTACTTCGTCAAAAATAAGAGGATTATCTACAATTCCGTCTCCATTTTCGCTGTCACTGAATGTAACTTCGATTTTCTTGCTGTCAACATACCCGTCTAACCCCTTATACTCGTCGCTTATATTCCAAACTCTATCGTAGGTAAAAGGAGAAGTTTGATTAGTACTATTTGGATCTGTGTTGATTCCTAAAATTCTAATTCTATCATTAACAGTTGTATTTGAACGGGAATCATACATTTTACTTGTTGAATCAAAATAAAATCTAACTTGGCTATCGCTTTCAAAAATATAACGTAATAATCTAGTTTTTACTGTATAAAATTCATTATCGGTAGTAAACAAAATTAACCAGCTTGAATCGAGTGCTTGGTTTGAGGTGTCGCCCTGTTTGCCAAGACTAAATTCATCTTTAAGATTCAAGTTTCCTTCAAAAACAATTTTCCACGATAAGGTATCGATATCATATCTAAGCCCAAACGCTTTATTTGAGAAAATTAAATCTACCATTGTAGCAACAGTATTAGAATCAAGGGTTGTAATCCAAGTAGGTATCACCTGACTTATTATCGGTTTTGTAGCAGATTGGCTATCTACAATCTTGTTTAATTTTACTGTTCCGTAACCAGAACTTAATATTCCGGTTCCGTTGTTTGTACCGTCGCCTGCTACTGAAACAATACTAGCCCATAAAGATGAAGTCGAATTTGGTGCTCCAACCGAGCCGACTGTTAGCTCATTATTATTGGCTTTATTAAAATAATATCCTTCAGGAGCCACAAATAACACTAGAGATCCTGCTGTTAAAAATTTTAAATTATTCCCAGTGTAAGAACCCAATTTATAAATGACTTGTCTGTTAGTTCTATCAACAATGTAACCGGTACTCATTCCGGTGTCGCTAGTAACTAAGTTCCAGTCAACTTGAAGAGATTCTGTAATAATTTTATTAAATTTTGTATAATAGAAATCTCTTAACGAAGTTGACTCTAAGAGAGATCTAATTTTATTATAAATTACACCTTCGATGTCGGTTTTATTAGTGTAAGAAAACCGTATTGTAGATTCATATTCTTCTTTATACACAGCACCATCGTCTGCAAACAAATTAGTCTTAGAATATTTTCCTGTTGGGTCTACTAGATCATAGTAACGACTAATTCCGCTACTTGTCCTATTAATTGCTTTAACTTTGATAACTTCTTGATTAACAGCTAACGGAGCGATATTATAATCTTCTGCTGTAATCATTCTATTTTGAGTATAGTATACAGCAGGAGCATTTGCCTTAATCGACGCTAAAGTTTCTGCTGTTGAAGAGTTTGAAACAGATTGTTGTAGTCCCAGGGTAAGAGACAAGGTTTCAAGTTGGCCGACGTTGCTTATATACGGTACTTCTATAACAACATTTCTAATATCTTTTGAATTTATAGTATAACTAATACCATTACTTGCTCTGTAATAAACTCTAAAAGTTCCTAACGGAATGTTGCCAAATAATCCGTCGCTGAACAACAAACTAATTTTATCACTAGTTCTTGTTACAACACTATAGATATTTCTAATAGCTTTATTAACACTATTATAGATAATATTATTACCTGTGAGTGAAGGAACTTTTTTCCAAAATTCAGACTCAATTCCATTTTGATCTAATCTATATAACCACACATCCGAATCGTTGATATTAACAGCATCTAAATCAACTGTTTCGTTAGTAGCAGGCTGTGTAATAGTAAAAGTACCTTGATTAAGGATACCTTGTTTGAACATAAGGTAAAAACCGGTATTAACACTTCCGTTACCTTTACCGTCGTTCCTATATATAAATCCTAACCTATTTCCTACTGCCGGAGGCTCTTCATAGATTCCATCATCTGAATTAAAAGTAGTAGACATAACTTCAAAAGTCATACTTCTACCATCAACATTCTTATTAAAACTGTATACAGGTACACTAGTATTTGCTGATTGAAATCTATATTGTTCTGTCGAAATTCCATAGACATCCATCTTAGAATCTGGGTTGCCAAACTGTCTGCTTGCAGGTAAAGAAGAGTTTAAGATTTTAAAAAATTGATCTTTCCAATTTGAATTAGCAGGATCATTCCATCCTACAACTTGGTTAGCAAGGTTACGTCCGTTGCTATCAAATACAGTTTGTGTGGTTTGAAGGGCTGTGATTTTTAAAAGTCCGGATGCGGCTATATTCCTTTTAGCATTATAACTAAGAAGACGGGATAGACGCAAAACACTTTCTCTACGCTCAGCGAGTTCAATAAAGTTTTCTCTAGCATTTAAATCTGTACGGAAGGCAAAACTTTGTCCAACATAAGCAATGAGATCAATAAGAGCTAGATATTCTGAGCTTTCAATATAATCGTTGAAGTCTTCAGGATAATTTTCTCTAATATAGCTAATAATAACTCTACGTAGATTGTCGAAGTCGTAACTAGTAAAGTCAGCATTAGCATAAGTTTGATATATGCGTTTCCAGTCTTGTGCAACTAGAAGTCTATTTTGTCTATCAGTTGAGGACATAGGCCATTTTTCCCGTTTATACCTTATTTAGCAGGAATTATAATGTGCGTAGTTTATACGACTATGCCGTTTTGTTGATCAAATCTAAGTTGGATTGCTTCTTGAATGTAGTAGGGCAAATATACTAGTCGGCATTCAATTTGTATACCGCTTTCGTATTGTGTTACAATGACCTGTTCGGCTCGAATCCTAGGATCATAATTTACTATTTCTTCAACGTTTTCAGTTATCAGTCTTTTTAGATCTTCAGTTAATGGCTCGTACAGTAAATCCCATATAACTGTGCCAAATGTAGGATTTTCTAAACGTTCTCCTTGTCTTATATGAAAATGATTTATTAAATCTTGCTTTATAAGAGCTAGATCATAGAGAGAAAAATTTACTGAATCGTCAGAAATAGTACTAAAACCCTTATAAGTTTTAGATCCTGGAATATCCTGCGAAGTTGATTTTGCAGGGAGTACAATTTTATCGTATAATCTTGGAGTAGCTGTCATATTATTATTTACTCTTCAGTCTCTTCCTGAGGTGGCGTGATTCTTTCAAATGTATCAGTCATTGTGCTATAGCTCTTCCATGCATCAGGTACGTCAATGGCGCTACCAGATTCTCTATCTGTTAGATCTGATTTGAATAATGTTGCATCAAGGTTTTCGTGATGAGGGTATGGTTCTGTTGTAGGAACACGCAGCATTATACTTGTAATGGTACTTTCATCTTGCGTAGGGTTATCAAATGTACTCAAAGGCTCAGGTGTCGCAGCAACAGGAGCTTCAGCCGCTTCGGCCGCACTAGGACCATTCATGTGAATAGCACCCGCTGTTTCTAGATGACTTCCTCCGCTTTTTATATTAGTGCTACCGCCTGCTGTAAACTTATTATCTCCGCCACTATTCAATTCAAAATTTCCACTTGATGTGGCCGTACTATTTCCAGTAACATTAAGATTATAGCCGCCTAGTAAAGTAGTCGTAGTTGTTCCTACTACTGTTTCGTCGTGTGTTCCGTCTGTTTTTAATACAACGTTTCCATTTACAATAGTAATTTTATCCATACCTACTTCTGTTTGATGACGCTCTGCTACTTTTAAATTAAAATTACGGCCGACTTCTATATTAAAATCTCTATTTGCATAAAAATTGAAATCATTTTCAGTCCTAACACTTATACTATCTTGTGCATAGATATCAATTTTGCCATCGCTGGTTAACTCTACCCAAGCGGTTCCACGACTGTTAGTAATGTAAATTAAATCTTCACTATTGTGTAATAGTATTTGATGCCCAGTGCGTGTACGTAGTCGAATAAGTTCATTATGGGGACGAGTTACATCTCCATCTGTTTCTCCGTGTTCTACACCTGCGTAGTCGGGCGGACCATCTGTTGGTGCTGTTCTACGTAGCCACTTATCGTCACCGTCGTCCATGACAAAACTACTGCCGCCTAATCGACTTACAAACGCATTATTTGTTCTATTTTCAGCTTTGCCTATTTTGCCCTGCTTGGCATCAGTTTGTTTATCAACAGGACCTGGCGTACTAATACCAAACACCATACTAGGAACTTCACGTCTTGCACTAGAGGTTGTAATTCCTCTTACATCATCAAGTATTAACCCTTGAGCCACAAGTCGATCATAAAAAGGAGTTTTTGGTTTTGTAATAACTGTAGCATCTAAAGTACTTGCTCCAATAATTTTATTATATTCTGCTACGGGAATACGTCCAGGTCTTCCTTGATTGTCTTCATCAGGTTCGTCAACTGTATAACTTGTAGAAGCGTATCCTGGTAACATAAAATTCATTTTATCATCGAGTACACATCCCATCCAATAACCTTTACGAGGATCTCCCTCAACAAAAATTACCATTACTATAGCGCCAACATCTGGAGGAATCATCCACATGCCATAACTTTTTTGTGTATTATTATAATCATCTTCTGCATCTGATACAAAATCAACACTTGTTGATCCGTAAAAAGGACTAAGATATTTTACTTGATGGAGTTGCCCTCCTTCATTAGCATCATTACCTACTTCACGTAAAAGTTGAACTTCTAATAATCCCATATAATTAGGATCAAGATGACTTACTACTTTTGCTAAAAATGGTCCAGGGTCTGGTAGTCTACCAGCCGAGGCCGATTGTCTTATCTCTTCAGCCACCGAATAGACCTCCTAATTTTGATTTTACAGCATTAATAGCACCGCCTACAGCATTTGTAATATTAGTTCCTGCTTTTCCAGCGTTAGATATCATATTTTGTATAGTGCTAGAGTTGGGCGGACTAGATCCTGCAGTGTTTACACCAATCCATACTGGATCATTATTTTCATTTAATTCGTAGCCTGGCATTAGATTGCCCTCTTCGTCATAAGGAACTCCTGTAGCCTGAGATTGATCTGTAGCATAAACTGGAGGCATAACATCAGATGTTGATTTTAGAAGTTTAGGTGCATTTCCTGTAGCCTCAAGCGCCCGGTCAGACGCAGCTTGTCCCATCCTTCGAATCAAGGTAAGCACTTGAGTAAATTTACCTCTTGAAAAATTATTTTCAATTTGTGTAACTTGATAGAGACCGCTAAATTGCTGAACAAGTTCGGTAGGTCCAAAATCATAAGCACCTTTTTGTACATTTAGATCAATTGGTGTTCTAAAATATACTGCAATATCAACTTCTCCTGTCTGATAATCTATAGCATAATCACTGTTCATATTTTCAAACTGGCTGGGCGCAGCTGTATAGTTGCCCATTCCACTATCTCCTAGATAGTAAGGATCGCCTAAAATAGTCATAGTTGTTTTGACCATATCGGCACCTTCATTAACTACCATATTTTGAAATTCTCTAGCTGCCATAGTTTCTGGTGTATTTCTTCCAGAACCGCCAATACCTGTGTTTGTTTTAATTCGATCATTACCTTGTTGTCCTGGAAATTCACCTTGTTGCGGGGCATCTCCTGTTGCAGGTGCAGCGGCTTTACCTTGTACTTCAGGATTTGCTGTACCTGATTGTTTTGCAGCCTGGGTTCCGTCATTATTTTTATTTGCATCGGCTGTTAAGGCATTATAAAATCCTGCCTTAAAGGCAATGTCAAAATTAATAATATCATAATTTTTTCCTGTATAGATATAATTGTATGATTTAACAACTTGCTCTTTTAATTTTTCTGCTTTTGGATTTACCGAGTTAACCGGCTGAAATCTAGAGGCATCGACGCCATAAGGAACTACTCTATAAATCACTAATTTTGGAGTTCTACCTGTTTTTCCTAAATTAGCAGATGATGGTATATTATAAACCTGCGTCTCAATTCGCCACCAAGGAATTTTTCCTGTGGTACTTGTCTGAGTTTCTTTAAGTGCTTGTCTACCATAGTCACTCATTAAAATAGTTTGGTTGATAGCGTTTTGTATATCAGATCCTTGTGTGAATTTTAAATTTCCCTCCGAAGGATTAATACTGATATTTCCTCTAATAAAAGTCTTTGTTTTATCGTCATAGGTAACATCATCTTTACTAAAAGGAGCATCACCTGGCCGGTACAAATTAAATCCCATCGATGCCCTACCAATAGGATTCATAGCAACTTCGTCTTGTATTAGTGTACCGTTTCCGCCTTCTTTGATTGAGACTCCCAATTTTCCAAATAAATCTAACGATCCAGAAGCCGTTGATTCTTTTGGATTTACTGTTGCGCTAGTTACAGAATCGTCGCCGTCAGTTGGAGGTTGTCCCGTAGTTAAATCCGATGGGAATAAAATTACTATTTGATCTGCTTCTGCTACAATTTTATCTTTTACTTTTTGTTGTAAATTTTTGTTAATTACATTTTGTAAACTATGTTCACCTGTCTGCAATAGCTCATGTACTGTTTTACCGCTTATTTGAGCATCTGTTTTTAAAGTATAATATTCGTTTGTAAAGGCCTTTTCATTCCAAGGAAATGCCGTACAATCATATTCTGCACCTTTTCCTGTTACTTTCATCTCTACTTTGCTTAACTTTAGCGGAAAATGTTTAGTTGTCCTTTCAATTGTGAGGCCGTCGCCGGGAATACCCTGGTATACAGAATTTAGGTGTCCTTTAAATTCTAATGTTAATAAAATCGGAACATCAATATAGTTCTGATATCCTGCATTTTTGGCGGCAATTTGTAGACTTTGAAAAAACAATCCCATTGAATAAGGTTCTATAATTTTAAAACTAAAACTAGTTGCATTACTGTTTCCTGTGTCTTTATCAAGATTTATAATACCTCTAATGTTTACATTGTCCATGTAAAAATCAAATTTACCAAAAGCTGTAACAACTCTGTTATCGGGGTCGCTGCTACCGCTCTTAAAAATAATTTGTCCTAAATTTCCTTTTTTATAAGTTTCATTAGGAAAATTGCAACTAGTGGCATCGAGCACGCTCATAGTCCAGATATAGTTATAACTGGCGTAATTGTGTAAAACATTCGGCATTGGTAGTTTTACATTTTGTAATTCTATCTTTTGGCTGGCTTTTTCAATGAAGGCGTTTATATTTCCTAAATTTACAATATTTGATAGGCTTTGTTGAAGTGCTGTTACGGCCCCCCCAAGGGCGCCAGGAACCTGACCAGCAAGACCAGATAAGGTAGTAGATCCCAGATTTGTCAATCCGTTAGCAGCGGCTTTTTGTAGGTCCGCTACTCTACTTTGAATAGTGCTAAGGCCGCTTGCAACTCCTGAGCTTGAAACTACTTTGTTGGCCTGTTTTGTTAATGTTGTTGCAGCAGATCCTAAATCAAATCCCATATTAAACTCCTAGTACGTTTAATAGGCTATCCTTTTTAGGCAAATAAATTTGTACACCTGGTACAAAATCAAAAACCGGATCTTGAAGAATATCTAAATTTCGCTGTATAAAGACCCACCATAATTTTGAATTGCCGTACAGGTCATGGGCCAATAGATCTGGTCTGTAGGTGTATTGAGGTTCAATAGTATATATAGGGTCGTCTGGTTCTGCACTCACTGGACGTATTTTTAGAGGGCCAAGATAGTTTTGTATCGTCGGAGTATTATACCAGGGGCTGGTTCTATTATATGATGCCATTATACGTATCCGCCTGTTCCGTTAACATATCCACCGTTAACAAATTTTTGTAAGCTAAATTGGCGTAATGCTTCTCTACTATAAACTGGTTGTAGAGAAATAGTTAAGCTGCTTTTTACTGGTACATGGGTCGCTCCAGAACTTGTTCCAAAATTTCCAGCTAGACCAGCAGCTACTCCCGAAATAGCAGAAGCTACTCCGTTTACGCTTGCACCGATCGCTGCAACTTGTCCTAATTTCTGTGCTACTCC